CAGTGATTTTATTATTAGACATACCACCATAAATGGAACCACTAACCAGTCCATTAAAGATGTATGATCCTGTGTCGATGAATTTCTCTGTCCCATCTATATCTGATGCTAATTGTGTATACTCATCACCAATTTCTTTTACAATGTCTTTTAAAAAATCCATTTCAAATACCTAATAATTTACGTTGTCTATCAAAGTAACCCTTGAGTATCCAAGAGCTGCTATTCATTTTATCATCACCACCAATACCAAACTCAAACTGAACTCTAGGATTTTCACCATACTTATCAGTTTCTGGTGTATTAGATTTACCTCTATCACCACCATTGCAGAATATAACTTTATCTGCAATCTCTAGACATTTAGCAATAGCACCACATGCAGATCCCTGATCATCATCAGGAACAGTGATGACAGCATCTACCATTGTCAAATGACGAATGATCTCTGCTCTCTCTTTCCATGATTGAAAGTATTGTCCTTTCTTTCTTGTTAACCATTCTTCAGTGTTGATACCAACAACAAGGAAGTCTGAGAAATCTTTTGCTCTTGAAAAATATGATATGTGCCCACTATGTATGGGATCAAATCCACCAGTAACTAGACTGACATTTTTATAAAACATAATAAATTAGATAATCATCTCCATTTAGATAGTGGTTTAGAATGTGGGTTTTCCATTGCTATTACATAATCAATAACTTGATCACGTAATTCCATCATTTCATCAAAACAATGTTGATTGTGTGAACAAGATCTAAGTGAATCATCAGGTTTATATAATGACTCAAGTAATAAACTCTTTGCTCTATCCCACTTCTCAGATGGATTTTCTACTTGAATGTTACTTTGATCTTTCATGTGAAGAATAATTCTAGGTTGACTACTTTTTCAACATTCCATCCTATGGCATCTAATATCACCTTGACAGGTTCAACAAACGCTTTCTCAAATTGTAGTTCATAATCTATGTGCTTGTCAAGGTCTAACTCTCTTGGAAAGTCTGAAATAAAAGATATGACATTCTCATGAATCCAATTAGGTTTCTTTAGATAACAGAACTTTATCTTTTCACCATTGTTGATCAAAGAATATTTATTATCCAGTTTTTTATTCTTAATATAGTGATTATATAAGAGTGCTCCTCTTGCATGAATAGGAGTTCCCTTTGCATAGATTGTAGATGTTGATTTATGTTTATTAACATTAGATACAGTTCTAGGGAAAGCAATATCCTCTGGTGGTAACTTCTTAAACTGAACTCTAGAGTCATCAATAAATTTAATTACATCCTCCTCTGTACCACTCATCATTAATTGAAGAGCATCTTTAATCATTCTTCTACAAGGTGCAGGTGTTGAAGACTTAACTGCTTCAATACCCATCATCTTAAGTTTGGGTTCCTCATATCTTACTCCTTCACTATCCCAAACATTTAGAATATATCTTTTCTTTGCAGTCCATATACCTCTATCAGCAATGTTCTCTCTTTTCATGAACATCTTCTGATCATAGGCATTTACATAATTTGCAAGTTCTTGATAGGACTTATCAATAAATGGTTCAAGTTTATCTTGGCAAACTTGATCCAAAAGGGAAACAATCTTAGCTTTATCATCAAGTTTATTATTAAAAAATTTATCAACAAGAGGGCCAAAATTGATGTATATAGAGTCTGTATCTGATGCAATAACATAATCAATATCTTCTGTTCTTAACAATTTATTTAGATATCCATTCATTTTGTTCTCAATCCATCTGATTGAAACCTGTCCTGATAGAGTAATTGCTTCTGCATTAGCAAGTTTATAATATCTGAAATACTGATTACCAATAGCACCATAGGCAGAGTTAAGAGATATCTTCTTTGCCATTTGAATATTATTACATCTGGCAATTTCTTTCTCTAGAGTTTTAGTAGGAGTCTTTTCATATTGTTGTTTTGCTTGTAGCATTCTTTTCTTGAAAACAACTCTTTCTGCATACATCTTTTCCATCAACTCAGGAAGAAATCCTTTTATATCTTTTCTATACTGAGCACCATTTGCACAAACAGCACTATCTTTATACAATTCAAATGTTAGTTCTTCACCAAGTATTTTATCCACTGTGACAGATGGATGTCTTGTCTCCAACAAAGTTTCTGGTGAGATATTATATTGCATAATCAAGTGAGGATATAGACTATTCAAGTCAAATGAAACTACCCAATCATATTTGCCTGGTATAGGTTCTTTTACATAAGCACCAGCATACTTATCATTCTTATCACTTGTATCTTTAGGTGGTATTACAATATTTCTTTTCTTCAGATAATTGTAGATAATAGTATCCCACATTCTTACCTGATACATCACATCTTGATAGTTGACTTTAGCATCATATGCCATAGTAAGTGCCAACTCAATCAACTTCATCTTATCCTCAAGTCTGTCTACCAGTTCAACGTCAATGATGTTGTAATCTACAAACTTCTTCCAGTTACCAGTATAGAAATCTTTGAAGGTATCAAACTCAGAGTGATCTAGTTTCTTCTGACCTAATTCTACACTAGCAATATAATCCAATCTATATGACTCTTGTGCCTTATAAGTAAACTTTTTGTACAACTCAAGATAGTCAAGAGTTGTCATGCCTGCAATATCATAAACATTATATCTTCTACCAGAAATATAAATTTCATCCTGTGATACTAGACCCCAAGGTGATAGTAACTTACATTTCTTATCACCCATAATCCTACTGATTCTTCCACAAAGATATGGGATATCATATAATCTGACATTCCATCCAGTGATAACATCAGGAGGATTCTTTGACCAATGATATAAGAAAGAGTTGAGCATCTCAATCTCATCATCAAAGTGATAATATTTTACATTCTTCTGTGTAGTTGTATATGGTTTTCTACCCCAAGTTGTAATCTGTTTAGTGGCATAATCTTGCAAAGATATTGTCAACATCTCTTCAGAACAAGACTCAGGATCAGGGAATCCTTGTTCAGACTTGACCTCAATATCCATTGTCACAAGATTAATTTGATTGATGTCAAACTTTACTTCATCTTGTGGATATTTGTCTGATAAGTATTGAAAGATATATCTATTATTACCAAATATTTTAAATCCATCTACACCATCATACTTCTTGAAAAACTCTCTACAATCTTTGACAGTACCAGGTTTTACTGGTTCAACACTTTCACCATCAAGAGTTTTATACTTTGTTTTCTTATTTGACTTTACAAATAATGTAGGGGAATATTCTTCTTTGTATATTTCTCTCTTGCCATTGACAACTTCACGAACCAAGAAGTTGTTACCAATCATTTGAACATTGGTATAAAACCTCATTCCTCTAACACACTCTCATACTTCTTTACTATTTTACTACTTGGTTCTGCCAAAGTCAATATTTTATCAGATGAAATCATAAATGTATTTTGAGTTGTTAAATCTAACAACCAAGGATAGAGTGTGCCATTTTCATAATCATAAACAAAGGGTTCAATTAATTTACAATCAGGTTCACCTAGTTCACTCTGAACTTCCTCTATCTGTGCTACTAGTAGTTCCTTTGTCAGTAGAACTATCACTTTCAGATTTTCTTTTTTCATAATTTTCACATGCTTTGGTATATAGGTCTTTCAGTTTAGGTTGAGGTTCAACTATGCTGATAACCCAATCTGCAACCACTGGTATCTTCTCTTCATCAGCAAGAGGCAACCAAGGTAATAATTTTATAGCAACAGGTTTTTTGTCAGATGCTTGACTTTCCTCTACTTGAATCTCAGGTGTTGTAAGTATTGCTCTGCAAGGATTTTCAAAATAATATCCTACAACAACTTGTTTATCAGTTATCATCTCAGTTATATCAGAGATAACTTCCTCTCCTGACTTTAACAATGCAAGTTTTATAGTCATGTTTTTATACAGTTAATAATATTATAGCAATAAAAAAGCACCCTGTAAAGGGTGCTGATCCATCTCGAACATTTCTATTTAGAGATAGTCTTTTCTGGCATGATGTTCTGGAACAATCTTACCTAGTGTAGCAACTAGTAATCCATCTTCAAATGATACATCTTTTACTTCAATATCATCAGATAGTGACCATGCTCTCTTGAAGGATCTTGATGCAAGTCCTCTATGTGCATAGTTTGCTTCACCTTTGTCTTCTTTATTTCCTTCAACAGTTAGTTTTCCATACTCAGTATAGACTTTGATTTCTTTCTTTTTGAAACCTGCAAGAGCAATCTCAAGTTTTGATTCTACATTATCCACATGAATAAGATTGTATGGTGGATAAGTTTGAGAGTGTCCTAGTTCAAAGAACTGATCAAAATAATTATCTAGTCCAATGCTATTTTTGGATATTCTGTCCATCAAGTCTCCAAGATTTGATGTAGTATAGCGTGCTAGATCTGCCATGATAGTGCCTCCTTTAAAAGCGAGTGTAGTGTAAATGTGAACCTATTAAGCATTCACACTACTAATTATACAAGATGCACTCAAAAATGAAAGGTGGAGAACTCTACTTTATGATACTGTTTCCTCTACTTTGGTCTTCTTTCCTATGTTATATTTCTGTTCTAACTTCCATTCATTCTTATCCTTATAAGGTAAGACTTTAATTTGATTTAAAGGTGCAATATCTTGTATTGATTCTTCTTTTATAACACTGATGAGACCCCAGTCAGAAAGGAGGCGAGTAATACGATTCCTACGCTGAACATCATTAATAGTAAGATTAGCGAATTTTCCATCAAGAGCAAACAACTCCTTAAAATGAACTATGAAGTATTTACCTTGTTTATGTAAAATATGACAACTTTGGTAAAGTTTTTTTTCTTTTCTTGACGCTACACCAATTCTTGTTAGGGTTTCTCTTACCTTGAGAAAATCATCTGGTTCATTCAGTTTGACCTCAACCATTTTCTCTTGAGACCAATTAACCTGAGGTTCAATACTTTGAGTCATTTTTTACCACCAATTTCAAGTCGTTGTTTAATAAAGTTTATTTGCTCATGTGATAAAATTTTCAAGACTTGTAATGCTTTTTGATTACTATAACCATAGTATTTTTTAACATAATCCAAATCATTGATCTTATCTTTTCTAAGCCAAGGGGAAAATCGCTTTCTTTTCCTCACTGTATTTAGATAAAATGAATATTGAAGGTCTTTATCTATGAAATGATATTTGTTCATTTCATTAACAAGTAAAACACAATCTAAATGACCTGATAAACAACGATTGATTATGTATGGTGCATAATCTTTTTTAGATGTTGGGTCTGTCTCCATTAAATTTTCTTTATTCAAATTTATAGAGTTCAACCAATCTTTCAATTCATAAGTCATAATTAAAAAGCACAAGTTCCTTTCTATCTTTTTGATCTCTCATATAACTACCAACTGATCTCATTGTATATGTAAGATCAAATTCACCATAGTTCCAATCTTTAAATCTATCCTTTATTAACTGATCTGAATTATAACTCAACACAGCGTTAGATGACAAGTCTGAACAATCTTTTGCAAATTTATCATGATCAAAATGTTTATGTAATTTACCTTTTGTTCCATATAGATTATCTTTTATTTCATAAGGTGGATCTAAGTATGTAAAAGAATCTTGAACATCAAGTAATTCTTCATATGATAGATTAGTTATCTTCCAATGTTTTATTATCTTCATATACTCAGATAGTTTTTCTATACCTCTCATAGAAAAGTTAGAATCACTTGCTTGTTTTGAAAATGAACTATTCTCAGTAAGACCACTAAAACTACATTTGTTTACAATATAAAAAGCAACTGCTCTTGCTACATGTGATCCATCAGATACTATCTTTTTAGATTCTAAAAATAACTCTTTTGCTTTTTCTGGATTTGGATTATCTTCTTTTAACTTAACTAATCTCTCTTGCATTATATCACCTGCTAATTGTAAACATTCCCAGAAGTTTACTAGAGGTTCATACAAATCATTTACCCATACTTTTAAATGAGGAAACTTTTTAGTTACATATATTGCTACACTACCACCACCTAGAAAAGGTTCACAGTAGTTTTCATAATCAAGTAAGTCAGGAAAGAAAGACTCCATTTTTGCACAGGCACGTGACTTACCACCAGGATAACGAAGAGGAGTCTTTAAAGACTTACTGCTCATGTTTGTGTTGAGGATAATCTTGTTCTTGTGCTTTCTGAGTCATAACAGGTGCTCTTCCTTCATGACCATGTGCTATTCCTAATTCATGCATTCTAGCATGCTCTCTAATCTCATCCTTAAGATCTTTACCTCCTCTACCAAAAGTCATGTAGATACCATAACCAATTAGAGCAAGAACACATAAACCAAGAAACACAGCAAATGCTGCACCTTGACCTAAATGTGCATGAGGGATGAGTGTATCATTGCATCTGGCAATCTTTGCAGGATCATCCCATGTGCCAGGTAGATGATAGATTGGTGGACAAGCCAAAAATAAATTGTACATTTTAGTAAAGTGATCTATATGAATCAGGGACAATCATAGGAGATTCTAATTCAAACTTCTCCTCTATTATAGTTATAGGTTCATCTAATAGTCTATTGAAAGATTTTGACATCTGACGATATCCAGTTCCAACATACATTTGACCTATAAAGACTGATAATGTTGCAGACCCCCAAAATATATAATACCATCTTGACTTAACTTGGTGTCTTTGTTTACTTAACTTTAAGTTTGTTTTCATTTCATCATCTCCATAATAGTGTAATAAACAATAAATCCAGATCCTATACCTGATAATAGCAGAAAAATGCCTAAAAGTCCAAATATATTCATTTGAATTCACACTCCACCATAATCTCTGTTAGACATGCTAATAGATTTATTTCTTGATCTGCTACGAAGGCAACTTGATATTGATACTTAGCAATAATAAGCACAGCAGCAGGGATGGAAGAAGATACCAAGGTAGTGAAAAGATTATCGTAAACATGGCGCAATAGAACAGTAGGATCGTTATCCAAGTTATTGACACACCACTTACGAACTTCAGAAAAGTTTTTCTTTTTAAGATTTGTAACCAACTCATTTGTTTTTACCTCACTAAAAGTTGCTAGAATACCACTGTCTATCTTTCCTCCAACTGAGTATCTCTGACACTCATTCAACACTCTCCTCCAATCAGGAAAGTGTTT